TGTTCTAGGGCCATCCTTACGGCTTGGACTCTCACGCCGTACAACTTGTGGTTCGGGTTGATCTTTTCTCTTAATGGGGCTTGTGATGATTTCATTGGTTTTGAATGTGTGGTAATTGAAACAGGTTCGGGTTCTGTCTACTGTTCCGTCTGGTTTGATTCTTGTTGCATCAACGCTTGTTGCAGCGTTGCATTCTGGACATTTCATAATTCTTGGATAGTGATTCGGTACTGTTTGCCTTGCATATCCAGAACGTCAATTGTTTTGAGTGTGGTCTTCAATTCGCTATCCCAACCAAGGTCGTATTGGACTTTGCCAACCTCATCAATCAGGTTGCGCTTGTCTAACGACATCAGGTTTTCGCGTATCAAAAACGCTAGGTAATCACAGTAGGCTTGTTTCATGTTTAGTTCCTTTTTGAATGTGTAAAACTATCATACATCATAACTATGACACTTTGATGCGTTGAGCAAATAAACGCACACTATCTGGAATAGGTGTTGCTTTTTTGCGGTCTTCTGCAATCTTGCGTAAAGCAGCGTCTTGATTTGGTGGCGCTGGTGTGGTCACGTTGGCAACGTCAAATTTGTTGACAAACGATTGTTTGGGTGCTGATTGACTGCGTATCCAATTGCGCCATGTTGCTTGCCAATCCAATTTCACACCACCAGCACCAGGTTTGGAAATCCAAAAATCTCTAAACCCATCCGCAACGGTGTTTACCAAAAGGTCAGGCCGTTCTTTTTCGGCCCATTGTTTCCATTCATCTGGCAAAGTCCAATCGGTAGGCAAGCGCGACCCGCGCTGCGTCTTTACCTTTGGTTCTTTGGTTAATGGTTCTTGGTTTATGGTTAATGGTTTATGGTTAGGTGACGCATCGTTTACGCTTTGTACACGGTTCGTGCTTTTCTCTTTACGCTTTGTTTCACGTTCAATAGCGATTCGTTTGTTTGTGTCTGCTTTTGCATGATATTCAAGCAACTCGCAAAGGATGCGGTCTTGCACATAACACCCATCTTTATCAAGCGTAAAAAACCGATTCAACACAAATTTGACTGCTTCAATTTCAGCCTCGGTTGATGCCCAAGTCCATTCAAGCGCTTGTTCAATCGTGGGAAAAACCTCACGGTCATAGCACGAATCAATCAAAAGCGTGTACGCACCGTGTTGCAACATGGTCAAACGACCCGCTTTCTTGGCATAGTCGCCAAGATTTCTTTTGTAGTAGTGCATAAAAACCCAATAAAAAAGGGGCTACACCTGAAGTCTCACCCTTGCGGATGTTGGCGGACTGGCACAGTACCAGCAGACTTCATGTGTAACCCCACTGTGATAACGCCGCCAAGCGTCTTGAAAATGATTATATACACGATTCCAACGGCATATCAATCAGAACACGACAGCCCCCACCTTTTTGTTGTTCTTTTCGCACAATCAACAAACGGTCCACTTGACTATCATCATTGAACACGCCAGCCTGTGTAAGCGCATCAAGCAATGGCTTGGCTATGTTGTCAATGTCACGCACCCGTTTGTCTGGTGGGTACAAATGTACGGTTAGGCTCACCCGTTGAGCCTCAAAGCCTTTATGTTCTGACAAATAAAACGCCTCAAACACTTTAACTTTGAATTGATTGGCTTTTGGTGTAAGAAAACGTCTAGACCCATTGAAGTTCCAATAGGTATTTATGCTTGGTGGATAAGGTAAAAAAAGATTGAGCATTTGTGTAATAGATGGTGAAAGTGTGTTTATAATACATTATCGCAACCACGCGATACATCGAAAAGGAAATTAAACATGACAGCATACGACAGGTGGTTAGAAGCGCCAATCCAAGCGCACTATGAGGAGCAAGACGCAATCAGCGACATTGTTGAGCAACTCATGGAAGACGAGTTAGACCCACGCGACCCAAGCGTGTTCATGCAAGCCATCAATGAAGGCGCTTGTTTGGACAACAAGGAATTCAACACAGCGTTGAAACAAATCCTTGAAACCAAAAACTATGACGAATTAGGCAAATTGGTCTACGACTTTGTTGTTGACTATTGCCAAGACACAGCCGTAATTCGTGCTGAAGCAATCATCCAAATGAGGAAATACAAATGAAGACGTTTAAAGACCTACGCACAATCAATGTCAACCAGCACATTGAAAAGAAAGGCAATTTGTCATACCTGTCATGGGCATGGGCTGTTGATACGCTGTTGCAGGAAGACCCAACAGCACATTGGGAATTCCATGAGCCAACATTTTTTGGCGAAACCGTAATGGTTCGTTGCACTGTGTACGCTTTGGGCAAGTCAATGACCATGCACCTGCCAGTGATGGACAACAAAAACCAAGCGGTCAAATCGCCTGACAGCCGCAAGGTATCAGACGCAATGATGCGATGCCTTGCCAAATGTATTGCCACCTTTGGCATTGGCCTTTACATTTATGCTGGTGAAGATGTACCAAGTGAAGGCGAACCAGAGCCTGTTGACCTTGGACCAATCATTGCATTTATTGCCGAGGCGCATAACCTTGATGACCTGCGTATTAAGTACGTTGGCGCGGTCAAAACGGTCAAGAACGATCAAGACGCATTGAAGCAATTGGAAGCAGTCAAAGACAAACGTAAAGCCGAATTGACGGCATTGGAGGCAGCATGAGTTATTCAGAATTGGAGATGAAAACAATCCAATGGGGTGAGGCCCGTGGCATTGTCCAGCACAGCACTCCAGTAGCGCAAGCACAAAAAACAAAAGAAGAACTTGAAGAATTGTTTGCCGCAATCCTAAGCAATGACAGAGCAGCAATGGCTGATGCTTATGGCGATATTTTGGTCACATTGATTATGGGTTGTGCCTGTGCTGACTTTGACCTTGTAACGTGTTTTGAAGGTGCGTATAACGAAATCAAGGACCGCAAGGGTTATTTAACCGCCGATGGCATTTTTGTGAAGGAAGCGTAATGGGACAATTTATTGCATTCTTCTGTTTCTTTGCATGGCTGACGCACATCTTCACCTGCTTTGCTCAAGGCTTTTGGGGTTTCTTGGTGGCTGGCGCTATCTTTTTCCCCATTGGCATCCTTCACGGCTTTTACCTTTGGTTCAACTAATATGACAGACACAATATTTGACCCACGCACAGTGGAACAGGGGACAGACCTGTGGAAGCAATTGCGCCTTGGTCACGTTACTGCCAGCAACATTGCCGAGGTGATGAGCAAAGGCAAAGGCAACGCAGAGGCTATTGGGCGCTACAAATACAAGGTGCGCTTGGTTGCAGAACGCTTAACAGGTACGGCTGCTGAATCATTTAGCAGTCCTGCTATGGAATGGGGCATTGAGCAAGAGCAATTTGCAGCCATTGAGTATGAAGCAGCCAAAGGCGTATTTGTTGACAAAACGGGCTTTTGGCCTTGTGAAGATGTAAAGTGGCTTGGCGTATCGCCTGACCGCTTGGTGGGTGAGGATGGTTTGGTTGAGATCAAATGCCCCAACACCACAACACATTTGCAATACCTGTTTGACAACAAAGTACCAACTGAGTATTACAAGCAAATCCAATGTCAACTATGGGTAACAGGCCGCAAGTGGTGCGACTTTGTTTCCTATGACCCAAGACTGCCCAAGCGCAATCAATTGCTGATTGTGCGGACAGAACGTGATGAAGACCTCATTGCGGAAATGAAGGCCGAGGTTGAGAAGTTCTTAGCCGAAGTGGAAAATTTAATCATCAAACTAGAGGAATAATATGTCAGTAAACAAGTTCATTGGTATCGGTAACTTAGGGCGTGACCCTGAAATGCGCTTCATGCCTAACGGCAATGCGGTGTGCAACTTCAGCATTGCCATATCCGAGAAGTACAAAGACAAAAACAGCGGTGAGTGGAAAGAAGTCACTGAGTGGGTCAACGTGGTCATGTTTGGCAAGTTGGCTGAAATCGCTGGTGAGTACCTCAAGAAAGGCTCAAAGGTCTATGTTGAGGGCAAATTGAAGACCGAAAAATACACCGATAAGAACGGTGTGGAGAAGTTCTCAACTAAAGTGGTGGCAGAGAAGATGGATATGCTGAGTACGCGCACAGAAGGCGCAGCGCCATCCAAAGCAGCGCCACCAGAGCCTGAACCGTTTAACGAGGAAGACATTCCTTTTTGATCTCCCTTTGCAGGAGCCTTTGCCCCCTTAATTGGGGGCTTTTTTTGTTGTATTTATGCAAAAGACTATGTGCAACGTCTTTTTAATGTGTTTATAATAGTAACCAGAGCAACAACGCTCTATAAAGGAATTAAACATGAAAAAAGCATTTGAAATCTTGGGTCAGGTCACGCTGGCAGTTGTCATTGGTTCTATCTTGGCTGTGCTGTTTATTGAGTGGATGGCTGGATGTGGCGAATCCTATGTGGATGCAAAAGGCATCACACACGCCAACGAGTGCATCATTGTTCAACACACAAAATAAGAAGGTGATATGAATGAGTTGGCTTTATTCGCAGGCGCTGGTGGCGGAATACTTGGGGGAAAACTTCTCGGATGGCGAACAGTCTGCGCCGTTGAGTGGGAACCATATCCAGCAAGCGTATTGTGCGCCCGACAAAATGACGGTCTTCTCCCGCCTTTCCCGATTTGGGATGACGTACAAACCTTTGACGGAAAGCCGTGGAGAGGAATTGTTGACGTTGTGTCGGGCGGCTTTCCTTGCCAAGACATTAGCGCAGCAGGAAAAGGCGAAGGAATTGACGGGGAACGAAGCGGAATGTGGGGAGAAATGGCGCGCATCATTCACGAAGTACGACCCAAGTTTGTTTTTGTGGAAAACTCACCAATGCTCACTTCTAGGGGACTTGGACGAGTTCTTGGAGACTTGGCCT